ATGGTGATGCGTTTACAAACGCACAAGGTATGCAAATGGATAATTTAATTAACAGTCAATATTAGGGAGATAAAAAATGTCTGAAATAGAATACCGTGGACTAAAGATAGGAGGTTCCAAACTATTATTGATTGTCCCACTACTAGGAACAATCATCGGTGGACTATGGGGAGGCTTTGAACTCTATAGTAGATACTTATCTATGGAGAAAAAAATCAGTGTTTATGTTGCTCCTGATATGAGTGGTTTTGATAAAAGACTAGAAGTAGTAAAAACAGAACTTGAAATGATAAAGACAGAAGTGAACACGATTCTTGAAGAAGTAAATCTTGTAGCTGATGTTGCAAAGGATCTCAAGAACGATTTACGAAGTGATGTCAGACGTATCGAGAAAATAGTCGAGGACACAGAAAGCAGAGTCAAAGATGACAGTCGAGAATTTCAAACAGACCTCAAAGAAGCAATCAACCAAATGGAATCTGATATGCAAGAACTTGAAGAAAAGATAGAACTTAAAATCAACAAAGCTCTTAATAATCCTTTGAATAAAGTGATGACCAGATAGTCATAAGTTATTGATTTATAAGGAAAAAATAAAGGGTTGACAATGCCCCCCTAAATACCTTATTATAGATAGGTAATTTGAAATAGGCGAGGTTTATTATGGTTATGAGAGATTATGCAGAGGCCATTACCACTAAGAAAAAGGACACATTTAAAGGAATTGCACTTACTTTCCTTGGTGTGGTTTGTTATATATCTAGTGGTTTCATGTTTGGTTATGCAATATTAGGTGGTTTTTAATGAGTGTGGTAATGGATGGAAAGTTGACCTTAGATCTTAAAGGTTCTGATGGAAACGCATTTGCTTTAATGTCTTATGCAAATCGTCTTGGGACTAAGATGGGATTTGATGATGAGGAAAGAACTCGTATCGTTATGGAAATGCAATCTAGTGATTACGAGAATCTTGTAGAAGTGTTTACTAAATACTTTGGAGCTCACATTAAATTACTAGGAAAGTAACATGGGTACAATTACACACACAATTTTAGTGCTCGTTTGTATGTATGGTGCATATTGGTGGGGTAAACAATCTGTGATTCGTGATGCAATAAGTTTGACGATGGACTGGCTTGAACAAGAGAAGTTTGTCAAAATTGAAATTGATGAGAATGGTGAAAAGCTTTTCGTCAAGTTGGAGGATGAAGCTTAAATGTTTAAATTTCTAATAGAAGCCCTCCTTCTTGCCGTATCTATCTACACATTAGCATTTTTCGTAACAGTCGTTATGTTTATTCAGATATGAAATCGAATAAAGTCTTTATTATCGGTGCGATAGCTCTATCATTGGGGATATCTGGTTGTAGTAGGATACCTTTCCCTAATGTTCCAAGTGGAGTCGCATACAATGGATGTGGTTCCTATTGTTCATCTAAAGATTATTACTTGCCAGGCAAAGGTGTCTGGGCTTCAGAACCAAAATTCAAGGGAATGTCAAGGGCAGGTGCGGTTACCGGATCAGTCTTAATGACAATACTCACCAATAATAGTGACCCATTGGTATCTGCAGCGGCAGCTGCTGGTGGTTTACTTGTGGGTTACACGATTGGTAACGATTTGGACGAGAGATAATGGTCGATAAGGTATATTAACATGGTTAAGAAAATTATTGCGAAAACACAGAATGATAAGTGGACTGATCCTGCTGTAAAGAAAGTTCGCAAAAGACGCAAACCAATGAGTGAAGAACAAAGGGTTGCGGCTGTAGAACGACTTGCGATTGCGAGAGAGAAAAGATTTAAAAAGAATCCACCCAAGTATAAAAACATACATCCGAGTGTGCTTGCAACATCAGAGGACAGCATATTCTCATTAAAGAATGTTCAGCGGTGGATTAAGACACAAAAAGGTTTATTGCAAAAATACAGAAGTGAAGTTCGTACGAATGTAAAAGGTTCGATAGCAAAAGTTGCATCAACCGGAGGATACATTCGACACTGTGAAGCTTATCTTAGTGGGGGTTCTTGGATTGATGACTTCTGCGGTGAGTATCAAGAAAAGAAAGTGACAAGATTTGTTATAGCAGGCCCGCAAGATGACGAAAAATAACATGGATGATAATATAATCATGGGGCCTTGGAAGGACTCTGGAAAAAATGAAGGTCAACGTAAAGAAGAACAAAAAAGACTTCGAGAAGATAGGTCACTCATTGAAAATATAACCGAAACAGTCATGGTTCAACTCATTCATACCATGAATGAAAATAACATTAATATCAAAGACGAGAATTTTAGTCGGGAGATTGGTTTTATAAACGAGTGCATAAAATCAATGCTCAATCGGGAATTGGGATATTCCCATCCAATGACAAAGTTTATACAAACTATAGTGGTTATTGGTGAGGATGAAGAAAGAACTAAATATTCTCATTTTGACACTGAAAGACTAATTGAGATACTAGATAATATTGTAGAAAATTTAGATGAGTGATGAAGTAAAGTTTTTAGAACCTTTTAGTCCAACCATTATGGAATGTGAAGTACCAGATCGGTTTATCGAAATCGTTAATAGGGTTGGTGATGAAGTTCTGAGGGATGATACAACGTCAGCAGAATGGGACTTTTCCGAAAATCTTGTTGGTAAGGTCAGTAAAGAAGTACAGATTCCTTTGACCGATAAAAAAGAAAGAAAGTATACTCTGGACTTTATGAAAGAATCTTGTCTTTTATATCTACAACGAATAATAGAAAAGAATCGTGCATATGAATGGAATAAGATGACAGGCCCAGGCACTCCTGTAAACCTACATCCATCTATAGAAAACATTCACCTCGCACAATGTTGGTTAGTCAGTCAGTACAAAAACGAATACAATCCATGGCATAAACACAGTGGAAATTTTTCTGCAGCTATGTATCTCAAGATACCCGAAGGTATGAATGACTTTATGGATAAAGAATATAATGATCATTACCCAGCTAGTGGGTTAATACAATTTATGTACGGTGAAGCTCAAGACTTCAGAAGTGATACTCTGATGTGTAAACCAGAAGTCGGAAAAATGTTTTTGTTTCCGTCTTGGTTAAGACATTCTGTTTATCCATTTTACTGTGAAGGAGAAAGACGTTCTCTTTCATTTAACGCATATTATAAGGTAGAGAAATGATAATACTTGACATGAATCAGATATCGGTTGCGAGTCTGATGATGCATTTACATATGACAAAGGCTGATACTGTCGATGAAAATATGGTTCGACATATGATACTTAACTCTGTTCGTATGTATCGAACTATGTTCAACCAAGAGTACGGTGAGATAGTTTTTACATGGGATTCCAGACATTATTGGAGAAGGGATTACTTTCCAGAGTACAAACTCAATCGTAAGATGAGCCGAGAGAAAGACAATCGAGATTGGGATGATATTTATGATGTTCTCAACAAGATTAAAGATGAGTTAAGGGAAAACTTACCTTACAAATATCTGGAAGTATATGGTGCAGAGGCTGATGACATCATTGCAGTTCTCTGTAAGAAGTATCAGAATGAGGATATCATAATTGTATCTGCTGACAAAGACTTTATACAATTACACAAGTATCCAAAAGTTAAACAGTACAGTACTAACACTAAAAAGATGATAAATGGGATTGACCCAAACGTATATATAAAAGAACATATACTGAAGGGTGATTCTAGTGATGGGATACCAAATGTTCTATCACCAGATAATACTTTCGTAGATGGACTACGACAGAAACCTTTAAGTAAGAAAAAGATTGAAGTAATGTTACAGACGGATTTTGATTATTTACATGATAAAGTCAAACGAAACTATCAAAGGAATGATAAACTCATAAACCTAGATAATGTTCCAGAGGAACTAGAATTACATATTCTTGGCGAGTTTGATTCTGCTCCATGTGGTGACCGAAGTAAGTTGTTAAATTATTTTATATCTTCAAAGTTAAAAACTTTGACTGAATCAATTGGAGAATTTTGATGCCAGACAGTACACTATTATTTTCAGAAGTACTTGACCTTGTTCATAAGGCCAAAACTAGAAGCCAAAAAGTAGAGATACTTAGGAAGAATAACACCGCCGCATTTCGCATGGTGATTAAAGCTTCCTTTGACCCCAACGTTATGTGGATTATGCCAGATGGTGATGTTCCTTTTACAGCAAATGAAGCCCCAGCTGGAACAGAACATACTCGACTTGCGACTGAAGCAAAAAAACTTTACCGTTTTATTCGTGGGGGTGACAACGCAACGCCGCGTTTCAGACTTGAACAGATGTTCATTCAACTGTTAGAGGGACTGCATGAGAGTGAAGCTAAACTTATCTGTGACGCAAAGGATAAGAGACTTCATCAGGTCTACAAGGGTCTATCTGCAAACGTGGTTCGAGAGGCCTTTGGTTGGGACGAGAACTTTATGCTGATTGATTTTAACACCTATCCACAGGCGTCGAGGTCTGCATCAGGAATGATAGACGAACCCCTATAGGTAAATCCTTATAAATCAACAACTTAGTAGGGGGTTGACAATACCCCCCCAAATAGACGATAATAGTAGTATAGTTTGGAAATGGTGAGGAAAATATTATGACGATTCCGGTTAAAAAAGCAGAAACTCTGGAAGAAGGTATCCAGAACATTATTGAGGCTGCCAAAGAGGACTATGAAGAATGGTCAGGCGGTAGGTTAGATACCGACAAGTACAGTGTTGAAGAAGGTCGTAGCTACATCAAGATTATTCGTGATAACTCTGTTCACTCTTTCGTTGTTAAGAAAGAGACTGTGCGAAATAATAAAGTTTTCAAAGTTGGTGATATTCTAAAACCTGCTTCTTGGAAAGCCCCTGCGATGAATGTTGCCCGTGGCAATATTTTTGAAGAAGGTTCTCCGATGAATTGGACGGGCCCCCTCTATCTATAAAACATCAAGGTCAAGTTTGGTTTGCGGTGCAACCTCTCTCAACCTCATCACAATTGCACCGCAACCAAAACCCAAAATAAGACATAAATATACATGATGATAAAAAGTGAATGTCTTACTTGGGAACCCTGTAGGGGGCTCATCAGAGTCCCCTACATTCTTATATTATTTAGATAAAGGAAGATTTTAGATGGACGTTCGGGTTACCGGAGGAAGTAAATTTCAGAGAGAGATTGTCCACAAAGTTATTGAATGGACTATCAAACAATTAAAACTTTCTCGAATGAGTAGTTTAGATATCTATGTAATTCTCAGAAAACTTCGGGGCGTAGATGGTTATTGCTCAATGGAAGATGATGAAAGAAGAATATTTACCATCGAGGCTCGTAAAAATTTAAAACTGCGACAACTAATCATGACACTGATTCATGAGATGGTTCATGTAAAACAATTCGTAAGAAATGAGATGGACGACTTTCCTATAAATGGTCGTCATCGTTGGAAGTCTGGAACAATTCCAAAAAATGTATCATATTATGATATGCCGTGGGAAAAAGAAGCTATACGACTTCAAGAAAAACTAACTGATAAATTTTGGAGAGAGGATCAAATATGAACAGATTTGCAGAAATAAGTTTGTTTTTGTTTCTCCTGTTATCAGTTGCAACTATCGGTGCAATAACAGTAGTGGTTCCTGACTTAGTAGATACTAATAAATACGTTGCACCAGAACTATCTGAAGAAAAATTAGAAAGTAATATTGAACCAGAGGTAGAACTGGAGGTAAACTTTGACATAGAAGAAGCAAGGTGCCTTGCAGAAAATATTTATCACGAAGCGAGGAATCAAGGAACCGCTGGTTGGTTAGCAGTTGCAGCCGTTACTATGAATCGGGTCATTGATAATCGATTCCCAAATACAATTTGTGAAGTCATTTTTCAAGCAGAGACAAAAGAGAGTTGGAAAACGAAAAGTAAAAAAGATATACTTGCTTCAGAGCGTATATTTTACCCTATACGTCACCGATGCCAGTTTAGTTGGTATTGTGATGGTAAATCTGATGACATAAACAATGTAAGTGTCTATATGGAGATAATGTCGTTCAGTAGATTATTATTAACATCTGAAGCTGTGATGTTTGATATAACTGATGGTGCAACATTTTACCATGCAGATTCAATTACACCGTCTTGGGCTAAATCAAAAATCAAAACAATTGAAATTGGAGATCATATTTTCTACAGATGGAAATAGATTATAAATATAGGTAAGGAAAACAGGAAGAATTGATTATGGCTTTAAATAACTCATCATCGTTTACAGAAGTTGAATTTTTAAAAAACGAAATCACAGAACTGAACAAACAGTATTATACTGCGATTAAAAGAATCAAAGGATTGATTGAAGAAAATACAGAATTAAAATCCATTCTAATTAGCAAGGATTCCTTTCTAATGGAATTAAAGGAGAGGATGGTGGCATTAAACAAGAGGATGGAGAACGAGACTACTCCCGATCTTCCCGAATCAGAAAAATCTCCTTTGAGTACTCAAACCAAAGGATACCCAAGTGTAGCGTGGGTTAAAACTCAACTGCGAGGACACTGATAAAAAACCCCAAAAAATGATTGAAGAAAATACCCAAATAAAGGAGAAATAAATCATGAGAAATATTATTCTATTTCTATTACTAACACTTATACCATCCATTGCTTCTTCTGGAGCTAAGATCGTTGTTGACGAGACAAAGTGGGTGAGTATCGGTGCCGGACTCAGGACAACTTTTACAGCTGTGGAAGATGGTGCTGACAGTGGAGACAGTTATTCAAAAGACTTCGCTGTACAAAGTGCTCGAATCTATTTGAACGGACAACTCCATGAGAATTTGAAACTGGAATTTAACACGGAATGTCAAAACGATTGTACGGCAGATAAGGATGTAGAAATTCTTGATGCAATCGTCAAATTTGAATTTAGACCAGAATTTAATATTTGGGCAGGTCGTATGCTCCAACCAACGGATCGCATTGAACTCAATGGCCCATACTATGGTCTTACATGGAACCAGTTCAATGTAGCACTTCTACCGGCGGACTTTTCTACCGGAAATGCGGGACAGTTTGGTCGTGACGAAGGGGTAACGGTTTGGGGTTCTTTCGATAAACTTCAATACGCTGTCGGAATATTCGATGGATTAGAAGGTGGAGCGAATGTCGATGATGACATGACCTATGTTGCACGAATTTCGTATAACTTTCTGAATAAAGAATCCAACCCAGGCTACTACACAAGTAGCACCTATTTTGGAAAGGCTGGTGATATTTTTACAGTTGCAGTTGCGGTTCAACATCAAACAGATGGAACAGGCACCGCAACAGAACAGGGAGACTTTACCGCTTACCTTGTTGACTATTTGTTCGAGAAACCACTTGGAAACAACCTTGGCGTTTTGACAATAGAAGGTGAGTATAAAATTTTTGATGCAGAAACAAGTGCTGCTGCGTTAGCAGATCCCAGTTGTTTTTGTATGTTTGATGGAGATGCTTTCTTTGTAAGTGCGGCTTATCTATTACCAAAGAAAATCGGCATAGGGCAATTTCAACCGTATGTACGGTATGTGGAAAATAACCCCGATGGATCGAATTTTGGAAGAGGTAGTGACCTCTACGAACTAGGAACGAATTACATTATTTCTGGGCACAATGCCAGACTCAATTTTAATTATACATCTGGAGATGCATCTTTAACTGGACGAGCTGGTTCCGATGTTAATGCGTTTTCGGTTGGCGTCCAGTTTCAACTTTAAGAAAAATTCTCGAATGCCAACTTATGATATTGTAAATGAGGAAACAAAGGAACACTATACGATCTTTTGTAAATACTCAGAACTAGAACAATACCTAATCGACAATCCAATGTGCAAAAAATTAATCTCTGCACCAGCTATTGTCGGTGATCATATTGTGAAACGAATGGACGGTGGTATGAAAGAAGTATTCAGTCGAGTTGCAGAAGGCCATCCTAATAGTCCACTTGCAGATCGATTCGGTGACAATCGAACCATTGCAAAGAAAAAGGTTGAAAGTCTAGGTAGAAAACATGGATTGGTTAAAGACGGTTCACAAATTGTACCTAATCTTAGTAATACATATAAGACAACGTAAGGGATGAAAATGTCAAAGAAAAAAGAAATCAATTACTCAGACTTAGTTCAAATAAAACCAATTACGGACAATCAGAAAGATGTATTTAAAACTTGGAAGGCTGGTAAGAACCAATTTCTTTGTGGTTGCGCTGGTACAGGGAAAACATTTATATCACTGTTTCTCGCATTTAGTGATGTGTTAAAAAATGAAACTGCATACGATAAAGTAATCGTAGTGCGTTCTCTCATACCTACAAGAGAGATTGGGTTTTTGCCTGGCGATGAAGAAGACAAGGCTGCACTCTATCAGGTTCCTTATACGAACATGGTGCAATTCATGTTCAAACAACCGAATGAACAAGCGTTCAGTATTTTATACGATAGATTAAAATCTCAAGGAAGCTTCTATTTTCTATCGACATCTTTTTTGCGTGGATTGACTTTTGACAATGCAATCATTATCGTGGATGAATGTCAGAACCTAAACTTCCATGAGTTAGATACCATCGTCACAAGAGTCGGGCAGGACGCTAAAATAATTTTCTGTGGTGATTTTATGCAAACAGATTTAACTAGACAGAATGAGAAAAATGGGTTACATGACTTCACAAAAATTCTAGAAGAAATGGACGAGTTTAATGTCACTGAATTTACGATTGGTGATATAGTCCGTTCTGGATTTGTACGAAGTTATCTCATTCAAAAAACTAAATTGGGATTTGGATTTGAATAATGGCTTTTAGATTTTCAACAAGATCTCAAGAAAAACTAATCGGAGTTGATTCCGAACTAAAAGAAATTGTTTCTCTTGCGATTACATATACAAAAATAGACTTTGGTGTTATCGAAGGGGTACGCACTGTAGCACAACAGAAAGCACTGGTAGAGTCTGGTGCATCTCAAACAATGGAATCAAAACACCTAAAAGGTCGAGCAGTTGATCTGATGGCTTACGTTAATGGTCGTGGGTGTTGGGAACTGAATGTCTATGATGATATTGCAGACGCAATGAAACGTGCAGCTATCGAATCTAATGTTGCAGTTCGTTGGGGTGCAGCTTGGACAGTAACAGACATTCGTAAATGGAATGGTACTATGGAACAGGCGATGAACTCTTACATTGACACCAGAAGGGGTCAAGGACGCAGGCCATTTATCGATGCTCCACACTTTGAATTAATGTAAGGATTATATAATGAGCACATTTCGTTTTAAACATATTGAAACTGACCTACCAGAACTTACAACAAAATCAATCGGTCGAAAAAGATACTACATTACACCAGAAGGTAATGAGTATCCGTCTATTACCACTGTATTATCTGACAGGGGTAAAGAAGGAATATCTAAGTGGCGTAAACGTGTCGGTAATGACGTTGCGAACTATATTTCACAGAAGGCTATAAAACGTGGAACTGCGGTTCATCAGATGTGTGAGGATTATTTGAACAATGTTTCGTTTATTCAAGACGATTGGTGGTTAGAAAAACAGAAAAACTTTCTTCCATTTTGTTTGTTCAATCAACTAAGGAATGGAGTCTTACAACGCATAAATAATATACACGCACAGGAATGTGGACTGTATTCGGATAGATATGGAATAGCTGGTAGAGTTGATTGTATTGCAGAATATAATCGAGTATTGTCTATCATAGACTTTAAGACATCTACCTCTGAGCGTAATGATGAGTATAATGAAAACTATTACATACAGACCGCTGCTTATGCAGAAATGTATGAAGAAAGAACTGGTGTACCTACAGACCAAATTATCATTTTAGTGGTGACTGAGGACGGTGTAGTACAGGAGTTTATAAAAAGTAAACAAGACTACTTACCACTACTAGAGGAAGCAATCAATGAGTTTAACATTTCATAGCGCAGCTGCAGAGAAAGTAAAACAAATTATAGATGAAGATCCGGTCATGACTGAAGATATAAGCTTGCGTGTGTTCATACAGGGAGGCGGTTGTTCTGGTTTCCAGTATGGGTTCGCTTTTGATGATACAAAAGATGATGATGATGTGGTAGTTACAGATGGCGTAAGCCTTGTGGTTGACCCGCTGAGTCTACAATACTTGGATGGTGCAGAGATTGACTATTCCACTGATAACTTCCACTCAGAGTTTATTATTCGCAATCCAAACGCACAAACAACTTGTGGTTGTGGAAGTTCTTTCTCAGCTTAGGGGTTGACATTACCCAGAAAGATCTGTTAGTATATATATTAACGTATTCGATGATGCGAGTTGGAGATTGTTTAGGACGGCGGTGCAATTCCGCCCACCTCCACCAAAAGAAGATTAAAATGTTAAAAGAAAGAAAGAGCAGTGAAGATAAAGAATTTTATTTTGAGAGATGCCTCAAAATGGGGATTTAGAGCTTACATATTATGGAGCATATGTGCCGATATTGCACTGATTTCTGGAATCGTTTATCTAGTCTTTTTTTGAGGGGGGTGAACTTAGATTCGACTGGGCAACTAGTAGGCAAGCGGAGAATACGAGGCTAACCACCTTAACGGTTAATATAACTGCCAACGATAATTGGTACTATGAGGAATATCGCTTAGCTGCGTGACCTCATCGGGGTTCGGCCCACCTTGTTACCCAACGGGCCTCCTTTTTAATTTTTTTATTATGAAACCCTTATGCAAACCGCGAAAACATTTTCACTTAAAATAGAACAAATCGCACTTGAGAAAAGCATAACGCATATGGATGCGGTGTTGTGGTATTGTTCTAAAAATGGGATAGACCCATCTACAGTCGCAAGACTAATTAGCAAAGGACTAAAAGAAAAAATAGAAGCCAATGCAACCGATTTAAACTTCTTACCTAAGAAAGCCAAACTTCCGATATAAATGCAACCCATAGATGTTTACTTAATGTATTGTGCGATCAAAGCACACTTTGGAGAGAGTAATTATGATTTTCACCAGTTTAGTGGAAAAACTAAAGTATCCAGAGATTCTTTTTACAAGAGAAATGACCGCTTGTTTTTTGTCCGTGTTAGTAGAAAATACAAAGAGTATGACTACATCAAAGATTATTTTGTTTCCAATTTTGTTAAACGTAGAGATGGCTGGGTAGGAAATTTTAAAGATGATATCTATGAGGATTGGAAAAAATATATGCAGAGCGTATCATATAACTTTGAACAAGAGGTGTCACCTTTCGCTGATGACTTTGAAAAATTGTTTGAAGTGCCAGAGAATTCTCATCCATTGTTACTTAAAGAATACTTTGGTAAACGTGTATCATTAGAAACTTTAATCATACTGGATGAACTTGTTCAATATGTTGATAATTGGGATAAAAAAATGTGGGAAGATATTTTGTGGCCGGACATAAAAAAATTGATGATTGACTACCAAAAGTTCTTGACAATACCCAAAGAAAGGTGTAAAATGGTGCTATTAAAATTGATTGCAAAGGAGCAATAGGATGGACATGAGTGATGTCCCAAAAGATACTATAATGCATAGAAATGCATTTCTCGAAACTGACAATGAAAAACTCATTGCTCGAGTTAAAGAGCTTGAGTTTGATTGTGCAGAACTTCAACGTGACAACGAACAAATGCGAAAAAGAATTAAGACTCTCGCAAGTCGTACACCAGAATGGCCAAGAGGTTATAAACCAATAAGAAGGAATCTCAAGAAAAGTGGCTAAGGATGAATAAGTGGAAGTAACACTTATTGATTATATGGGTAGCGATTTAACAGTTGTTAACGCTGCCCGTGTTTCTTTTGGTAAACGGAAAGGGAAAGCTGAGTTTGACAGCAGTGATAAAAAGTTAATTAATTATCTTGCAAGACATAATCATTGGAGTCCGTTTGGTCATTGTTCAATACAGTTTTCTATCAAGGCACCTGTATTCGTTGCACGACAGTTAGTGAAACATCAAGTTGGTTTAACGTGGAACGAAATATCAAGAAGGTATGTAAATACCGAAGCAGAATTTTTTGAACCTGATGTTTGGAGAGGTGCTGCAGACGATAAGAAACAAGGTAGTTCCGATGAAGCAATTAATATCAGTTCCCATAGCAAACGTGTTTACCAACAAGTGTTATTGAAAGCAAAGTGGACGTATGAAGATCTTTTAAAACAAGGTGTTTGTCCAGAACAAGCTCGTATGGTTCTACCGCAGAGTATGATTACTGAGTGGTACTGGAGTGGAACGTTGTATGCATTTGCAAGGGTATGTAACCTACGATGCAAACCAGACGCACAGCAGGAAACCAGAAAGATTGCAAACATGATTGACAAGGAATGTGAAAAGTTATTTCCGATTAGCTGGGGTGCATTGATTGAGTAAACAGATGGACAATGAGATTGCATATGTTTATGGCAATGGTGAATCCAGAAAGGGCTGGGATATCAGTCGAAAAATTGAAGGTGTTACGACTTGGGGTTGCAATGCAATCTATCGTGACGGTGTTGTAGATAATCTGGTGTGTGTTGATTACGGTATGCAACAGGAAATATACGAATCCGGCTATCCATCAGAGAACACTTGCTGGTTTCTGGATTGGGACATACTACCACCAGAGTTTAGTGGGTTAGAAATTATTAGAAAACAACATAAAGTTATTCATGAAAACACACCTACCCTTTCGAGCTCGATGGCAAGAATATCTGATGTAGGATGTGTTGTCAACGGTAAAGACGATGGTGATTTGTATATCACTTGGATAACTAGGGAAAATGAAATATGTGATATTCCATATCCCAAAGATTGGAGCTCAGGTACAACCGCAGTTCATCTTGCGTGCCAACAGGGAGCAACAGAATTATTTTTACTCGGCTTTGATTTGAGTATAAATAATATATACGAGAGTACTAAAAATTATCCTAAACAAGTGGAACATCCAGAGTGGAAACTTCAAATACTGACTACGTTCAAAGAGTTTAAAGGAACAAAGTTTTATTGGGTTGAACCACAACATCCACTTGTAGATGGTGATACTCTCGAAAATTTAAAATACATAACATACGTTAATATACGTTAACATAAGGAGAAAGATATGTCTTTAGAGACACTTAAAAAGTCAAGTTCACTTGACAAACTACTCAACGCAGTAAAAGAAGATTCTGCACCTCAAGATAAGAAATCCTACAAGGATGATCGCTTGTGGAAACCAGTACTGGACAAGTCTGGTAACGGTTATGCAGTTATCCGATTTCTTCCAGCAGTCGAAGGTGAAGATTTACCTTGGGCTAAGATTTGGAGTCATGCGTTTCAAGGGCCTACTGGTCAATGGTATATCGAGAACTCTCTCACTACCATCAGTCACAAAGACCCTGTTTCTGAACACAACACAAGATTGTGGAACACTGGTCTGGAATCAGACAAAGAGCTTGCTCGCAAACAAAAGAGGAAGTTGCAATACTTCTCTAATATATACGTTGTAAGCGATGCTAAGCATCCTGAGAACGAAGGAAAAGTATTCCTATACCGTTATGGTAAGAAGATCTTTGATAAGATCATGGAAGCGATGCAACCAGAGTTCGAGGATGAAGAAGCAATCAATCCGTTTGACTTCTGGCAAGGTGCGAACTTCAAATTGAAAGTTCGTAAGGTTGATGGCTTCTGGAACTATGACAAATCAGAGTTCGATGCAGTAAGTCCTTTACTGAAGGATGATGATGCAATCGAGGAAATCTGGAAGCGTCAGTATCCTCTTGCAGAGCATACAGCTGCAACTAACTTCAAGTCGTATGATGAGTTGAAAACTCGTCTTGATGCGGTCTTGTCTGGAACGGTATCTGTTGGTAACGTAACTGATGAATTGAAAGATGAACCATTTGCTGCACCGAAGGTTGATACCAAACCTGTTGAAGCTCCATCTTCTAAGGATGATGAAGAAGATACAATGGCATACTTTGAGAAGTTGGCCAACGCATAGGGCCGGGCACGCCACTCGATGTCACACTAGTCCCTGATCAAATCGAGAAACGTCCAATACCCCCCTAGGCGCCTGCATGGGGGGTATTTTTTTATGGATTTGCAGCAGCTACTTGACTCATCTCAGGATCGACAACACGTTTGCTCGTATGAGTGGTTTGGGATTGATTCGTTTTATTGGAATTATCTTGTGCAATATTAGTAGTGCTTCCACCACCACCACCTTTAGCTGCTTCTAGTTCTGCTTTCCTCTTTTCCAATAATTGCATTTGTTTTAAGACCATTCCTTGTTGTTCTTCACTTCCTTTCCCTTTCATTTCACCGAACAAGTCTAATCCCCTTTGAACTTCTTCCAATGAACGTGGTTTTGAACGATCCATATCAGCGGTATATTTGTTAAGGTTTTTCGCTGCCTGTTCTTCTTCTTTTAATTTCTTTAGTTCATCTCTTGCTTTTTTAATATTTGCTTCAGTATTAAAACCCTCTACGTCACCAGATTCTAAATCTGATTGAAGTTGTTTTATTCTCTCGGTTCGTTTTTCCTCTTCTTCTTGAAGTTTTGTTTCCTGTTGTTCTTCCGGTGACGCCTCAATACCCATCATTTTTTTCAACCAATCAGGAGCAATACTTTTAATCATACCCCAAAGACCAGAAAACGTTTCTTTAATTTTATCAATAACTAACTCAATAGCATCTGTAATAAGTTCTGCGATATCAATTTCATCTAGAAACGCTGAAAAGTCTTTAAATGCTTCAATACCAAATATGTCTCCTAGCTTACCAAAGACCCATGATACAGCAGATTTAATCATATTGGGAATGAAACCAAGAAATTCGCCAATAAAAGTTGCAATACCTGTTTCTAGTGTTTCTATTATACTACCCGTTTCTTTAAATCTAGCCACCATAGCTTGAATGGTTTCCCAAAGTGCCGCACCAATTGAAACGATAACTCCAAGTGGCCCAGCAAATCTTGCAAGTCCTCCACCAAAACGGGCAAATTTACCACCAATGTTTGTAATCCACTTAAAGATATCTACTATCCAACGGAGAGGCGCTTTGAGCGCTTTTGTAATTTTTGTGCCAGTCGTTGTCCAAGTCTTGAATGTTTTACCTATGTTAGCAAACCACGTTCCAGCCCCCCTTACCCATTTAACAACCGCTGTAAAGCCTCTACCAACTTTTGCGAAGCCTGCATTAATTTTTTTAAATAGTTTTCCATAACCTTCGAGACTAACCGCAACCACTTTGACAAATTTACCCATGAGTTTAAAGGAACCCAGAATACCCTTCCCCAAAATTTTACCTAACCACAGAAAAAACTTACTGATATTTTTAACATAAAGGACAACATTTCCTATTAAAGTCCTTATTACTTTTAAAGTTTTTAACGGATTGAAAAAGGCTGCAACTGCTACAAGTGCAATCATCACACCTTCCAATGGATTTTTCTTAATCCACTCTCTAATTTTTTTCCAGTGTTTACTTTGTAAAAATTCTATGAGTGCAAAGAGTCCAACTGCGGTTAGAAATGCCGTTAACCCTGTCATGGCTGTAGTTTTAAATTTACCAAGAATTCCCATCATACTCTTAAAGCCATCCTTAAAAGTATCTCCAAGTTTTCCAAACGTCTTTCCCAAGAAAGATTGTTCGTCTTTTTTACCTTCTTTCTTTTGTGCTGCGCTTTCCGTACCTTTTCCAAGAAAATTAAGCTTATCAAGCATTCTTTCTAAAAATGATGTCTGTTTCTCATCAACTACGGCCGTAGTTTCCCCAACCTTTTTCCCAGCTTCTGCAATATTTGTTTGTCGAGTTTGCCATGCTTTATTACCAGCTGCAACTCTACGCTCATCTTTCTCACCTTTCTTATCTCCAAGCAATTGCTCTCGCAAAGTTTTACCTAAACGATTTACCGAACTTGTAGTTTTTTTCTGTTCTTCTAGAAATTGATCAAAAGTTACATCAGCCATTTACTTACCCTGTGTTTTACTTGAACCTGTATATAGACCAAACCATGCAGCACCAGCACCAACAACGACACTTACTAAACCACTTTGTTCCATTGAGGGTGCGGCCAAATCCATATACCATATTACCACTTTATACAAAAGGTATATGTATGTAGTAATAAACACCCGTGGAAATATTCTCCACTGGTCAACCATATGTGCAAGGTCAATCCATTTTTGATATTGATTATCAGCCATATTTCATTTTTTCCTTTTCTATTCTTTCATTTTCTTCCTTGATATACTCCATGAGTAAACCAATGTATATCTCTCTTTCCCACGGCATCATGTTTTCTAATTCTGTCAAACTATAATCATGATGTTGCATCATTCCAAAATTAGTCTTATAGTAATTATATAAGCTATCATGAGAAAGGCTTATTCTAAAAAACTTGCCAGGCCCTCCACTACAACCTCACTTTCTACTTCTGTCTTGGGATTCTTAATTGAAATCACATGACGTAGTTTTGGCATTGTGTCAAAGAAATTAGTTATTCCTTCAAATTGGTTTGTTGTTAACTGGTCAATAAATTCATTGATGTCTTTTTCACTCATATCAATTCGACTGAAAATTTGTTCATCGTAATGTATTTCATGTACACACTTAGTTAAAATGGAAAATATTTGTTCCATTTCGCTTGTATCAGTCATCAACCCCTTCATATCTTTTAAAACAGGGTACTTCAAAAACAACTTAACAGTGTCCGTTATTTGCACTTCATTAGTATGTTCATCAATCATTTGAACACTAATATCATTAATATCAATTTCTGTGTCAACAGTTGTTTCCTTATCGTCTGGACAAATTAATTGTAACTGTACTTTTTCTCCAACAGATTTCCCCCTTATTTGTAAAAAAATATATTCTATGTCAAACATCGGAGAGTCATCTGCATCTACCTTATCAAAGGTACACGTTTTGACCAATGAAGTAACTGCATTTACAATTTGTTCATCGTCTTCACTTTCCTGAGCCATCATTAATAGTTTTTGTTCTTTGACTAAAAATGGTCTGTATTCTATTTCCCCTCCTGTTGATGGTAAAGTCAACCTATAGGTTGGTGTGTCTAGTTTTGGTAGCATGATATTTCATCCTCATAATTTTCGTAACACCTTTGGTATTGCCGATGTTATTTTACTTTCTACAGTGTTTAATACTGCATCTACAACTCTCTCTGTCAATGGTTTAGGTAAACCAGCTTCATCTTTTAAAT